GTACCTTCTGTAAATGATGATATAGGATTAGCTCCAAGCATTAACAATGCATCGGAACATATTTTAATATCGGTATCACCTGTAGCCATTTTGTTTCCTTTAAATGTGCAAATAGGTAGGCACCGAAGTACCTACCTTATCCGCATTAAACTACTTAGTCAGCGTCTGCAACTGATAGTGCTGTACCATCAGATACGTCAACTACGCCAGAAGCGTTAGAAAGTACAACGACTAAAGATGCTGTAGGAACAGAAGCGTCCCATAAGTAAATTAAGTCGCCCACTTTTAATACGCTGTGTGCGTCATTGAAGTAAGCTGCTGTATTAATATCAGCAAGTGTATCAGTGCCAGGTGCTGTATAGCTCCACATTTGAGGAGCATTACCAGCTTTAGCCTGACCACCTATTGGTTGTAGATTGTCTTTATTATAAGCCATTAATTATTCTCCTTAAGCTTCACGACATGTGATTTGAACAATACCTTCAGCATCAATCGCTACTGCGCCAGCTGAGAACATTGAGTTCACTAAGAACGATGTTTTCTCTGGTACGTAGTTGATTTCTGTTTTAGGACCCATGCCTTCAGCATAACCAAGAGCATCTTTATGGAATGCCCAAATTGTTCTGTCTGAAGAACCATCAACAGTTAAGCCACCTTCAGCACGGTCACCAAGAACGTGGAAGTTGAAGCCTAAGAATGTGTTGATTTCGCCATTAACTAAAGCTTTAACTGAAGCAAAGTCAGATGATGTTACTTCTGTTTCGCCTAATAAAGCTGATAAGTTGTTAGCGTGAATAACCATATGTCTGTCTGATGGAGGTACGTTACCAGCATCTAACGCTTTCTTAGCAGCTAAAAGCTTGTCTAAGTTAAGGTTAGTGTCTGTACCACCAATGTCATTACTTACGGTTAATGCAGTTGAAGATGCTGTTAAAGCATCAATAATAAGCTGATCTTGACGACGACCGATAGCATTAGAAACAACTTGTACTAATTCTTGTCTTTCGTCAAAGTTAACTTTTTGTTGCATGAAGATGTCAGAATATTCTGCTGCATTCCAATCTTCTAGTGTTGCTGTTACTTGTGAAAAATCCACATTCAATGGTGTTACGTCTGTTTGTGGAATACGTAGTGTAGCTACGCCTTTACCCGCTTTCGGGAATTTTGCTGTTGAACCCTCAACGCCGCGTCTTTGTCTAGTTGCACCTACAAGCTGTGCTTTAGCTTGGTAAGCCTGTTTAACTTCGGCATCAAAAAGGGTAACAAAAGCATTAGATAATCCAATAGCCATTTGAGACTCCTTAGTAATTAATAAAAAAAGTATTAATCGCTGTGGTATGCCAGTGAAACCTGGGCCAGTGCTTGCTATTTACGATAGCCACTCGACAAGACTACTTGTATTTAAGGGTTGCGAATATAGAAATGCAATATGCCTCACTCGATAATATAGCACAAATGAGGCGGTTTTGCAAGATACTTGACTAACTGAAGTTTTGCTGAAAGGCTCTTTCGACCTTAGCTCGATAAGATGCGTCTGTTTGATACCTAGGATCTTTAACCATCTCGTACAACTCATCTTTAGATGGCGCACCTTCTACTGGAGTAGCTTCAACAGGAAGTCTACCTTCGTATGATGCTCTAAGTTTTTCTAATGCAGCAATACCTTTTGCAGTACCACCCATGACTTTAAACTCTGCAAAGTCATCTTTAGACCATACACCTTTGTTGACTAAACCTGAAGCCCACTTAACCATTCCGTTAATGCGTGCATCAGCGTTAGGACCGAGTTGTTTCATTTCTTCTTGGATATTGACTTCTGCTTGTGCAGCATTACTCAATCCCATGTCAACAACTTGACCAACTAAATCATCAAGAGCAGCTTGACTGACTTGATATTCTTTTGCCCAATTCATCACGTGACCACGAACTGGATCGTCATCTGGAATGTCTCCAAATGCAGATGTATCATACTTACCATCTTCTGGTGCCTTGTGTTTACCTTGAGAGATTTGCTTACGCAGATCTTTCCAAGACTTTGCCATACCTTCTAAATCAGGTGCTGAATCATCATCTTTCCAAAAGTTCTCAGGCCACCAATCTGGTCTTTCTAACGGCTCATCATCTTCACCTGATTGCTGAAGCGCAAATTCTTCTTTGGCTTTTAGCTCTGCTGGATCACGATGATCTATTTCTACTTCTTGTGGATTGTCGGTACTAGCTTCCTCGGTCTCTGGAGTTGCTCCATCGAGTAGGCCAGTCGACTGTTGAGTTTCCTCAACTGCACTAGGCTCGATTGCTTCACTCATTATAATTTCCTTGCTCTAATTAACCTTGCTTCTATATCCCGTACAATACTATTTTGTCCTTCACGATAGTATGCGTAACTAGGATCGCTACCTGGCAAGGCAACAGGTTGCTCTACGACAGCATGGCGTAACCATTCTATCAGCTTCTGTCCATCTTCACTTTGAAATACTCTAAGACAGAGACGATCTACATCGTCTCGTTGTTGACCTACATCTCTAATATCAAGCGGTAATGCTTGTTCTAAATCATCCCATCCAGCCATGGTTTACCCCTGTGCTTGCTGTACCATCTCCGCCGCTGCTTCAGGATTTTGTTGCGCCATCTGTGCCATTTGCTGTTGCATCATCATACGCTCTTGTGGTGTTGGTCTCAATCTCTGAGGTACACCAAGCTTCTCAGCAATGTAATCCATCATTTCATCAACTTTAATTGTCATCTGACCTTGTGGTCCAGCTTGTTGTGCAATTTGAGCATACTGTAATATATTCTGTATGTCATCCATATTTTGTGCCATTGCAAGTGGAGCAACAGGACTAATCTTAACTTCAAGTCCATTCACTTTTAATGGTAAGGATATTATACCACGCTCATCCATCACCTGAAGCATCTTGCTAACAAGAGGAATCATTGTTTCATTAATCAGTCTACCAAATGCAGAACCTAAGTTTTGTGATAACTCTTTCATACGCTCTACAACTTCTGTTGCTGATCGTGCTGACATGTTATCAGGTGGTAAAGATTCATCAAGTAAGATACGTTTAATGTTAGCTACAATATCATTAATGATTAATTGAGATACATTGAAGTCACCTGCACGTGGTAATGGTTTCAGTGACTCACCTTGTGGTCCACCGTTACGTGCTACAGGAATAATTGCACCTGGCATAATCTTAACTGTATTTGGATTCAATACACCATCATCTGCTGCTGTGTAAACACCAGAGATTGAGAGAGAAGCATTCTTTAAGATTAATTCTTTGACTTTATTTAATGTTTTAATATCAGGTAAGGCAGTGATTAATGGTCCACGTCCATAAACCTCACCAGCTACTTTAGCGTAACGTGATACAATCCAAGGACTGTACTTCATACGCTTGTATACTAATTCTGTTTTAGATTCTTTATGAATCACATGGTAACAATAATCACCACGTTTCTGATCAAGAATAGTAGCTTCAATTAACTCAATGTCTTCAGTAGGTTTGTTATCAATCTTAGTTTGTAAGTCTTGTGGTATTTTAGCTTCAGGCCATTGACGCTGTATAGATTCGCCTTTGATTCTCATACGTCTATACACATTATCGATCTGACCATTAGCACCTTCTTCGATGGATACTAAGAACTGTGGTACTGGGATAAAGTTAATAGGATTAATGTCATCACCAGGTTGCACCATCATGACAGCTGTACCTACAGATAAGTCAAGTAAGAATTCACCAATCGCAATATCAAAGTTAGATTGCTTTAATGTATCAAACAACTTATCATTGTACATATCTAATGCACCTTGTGCTTCTGCTTTACGATCTTCAGGAATGTCTGATCCGGGTTCTAATCGACACCACTTACGTTGTGGAGGAAAGATACCAGATTGCATGCGGTTAGCAAATCTTTGTGTAGAATTAATAGCAGTAGAATCAAATACACGATTCATCTTCTTGGTACCACCTACACCGCCATCGTAATGTCCATCATAAAGATTACGCTGAGGTAAAGCAAATTCGTAAGCTTCTTCGTAAAGACTTCTAAAGTCTTCTTTTTTGATTAAAGCTTTATCGTGTCGCTTTAATACATCTTCGGCTTTTAATCTCATCATAATCTATTTTTCCTTTATTCAGTCCAGCTTAATATAATTTCAGCAGCATGTGGGTTATTATTTACATCTGCATTGGTTAATCTAAACAAGTAAGTTGTTAATCCTTTGAATACAATATTGTTACCACCAACTTCTCCACCGCCACCTTTTTTACCTATACCGCCTGTTAATATTTCTTGTAATATTGTTGTGCCTGTTGATGTCACAGTAGGGTTCACAATCGCTACGCCTTTACTTGCAATCGTACTTGCTCTATTGCGATTAATAATGGGTAATGATGTTCCACCACTGACGACAGCATTCTCATATAAATAACCCATTGCATTACCAGCACATAGTCCAGAGATGCTAAATATTGGATTTAATCCTTGAGGAAAAGCAATTGCTATATCAATACTACTACCAGCTACTAATGGAGTATCAAAGTCATATACGTATCCAGTAGAAAAAGATTGGCCTTCAATTAAGCGAACCTGTTCAACATTTCTTGTTGAGTACGCGCCTCTATATGAATCCACTAAGCCCACTCTGCTTTCTGTATTCTAAGC